TGTCAATACATTTACAGAGTCTCTTGGATTATCTCTACGACATAAATGATGTCTAATATCTATGTTACCAAAATAAACTTTTAAATGTTTTATATTAGTACTGACAAGCGATGATAGTGACTTGTTAAGAACACCATGTAATGTTTGATGATCTATACGGTTGACCATATAACCAGGCTCCCATACACTATGTGCATGCGAGTCACCAAGCACAAGACTATTAGTCATTGGCTGTGTCCATACAGGAATACGTTTACATATGTCAGACACTTGGTCCCAGTTTATTTCATTCCACATTGGAATATCTGATTTACGCTTACTACACATATAACCAAAATCAGGCATTGGAAATTCAAGCGAAACAAATTTGTCTTTGTGTTTAATAAAGTCTACAAATCTATTTGCAAGTTCAGGAGTTACACCACCATATAAATTTAACTGACCTTGAAATTCCATACCGTGATATAAATATATACGATCATAATTATTCCAATCAGCATCTTTATATAAAATGTCTGGTTTATTATCCATCATGTTTCTTAATAGTCTTGGCCAACTTGATCTATGAGAATGAGTTGACTTGCTTATTGGATAGTGTATGCAGTCTATACCAGTTTTTGTTGGTTTCATATTAGCAATCTCTTGCAATGAATAGCCTGCTGACAATAAGTCACTATCCGTCGGTCTTGTTGTCATCTTCGTTTACCTTTCCATCTATAAATTTAATAAAAGTTTGTGCATAATTAATTAGATCCAGTGCACTGTCACGTGCACTTTCGAATTGTGTCTTATTTTTGTTAAGCATAACAGACTTAATTCGAATAACTTTATCATGCATATGTACATACAGACTGATCCAACCTAAGTCTAGATAGTCTGAACGTTTGACACTCGAGCCTTGATAGTCTTTAGTCTTTTTGTCTAACAAGGCTTGAGCTTCATCAAATACGTAGTTCTTAGTTTTATCTGCCATTAGTTATACCAAGTACTTGATAAATATTTGTATGTGCCATATTCTCATAATAACATTTGTCATTCATAGCACAACCTACCCATATCATTGCCCATAACATAACAACAAATAACATAGCTAAGATTAATTGTCCGATAAATTTAATTGTTTGCATTAGTCAGCCCTCGATCCCATATAAGCTTTGTAACCATACTTCTGCAATACTTTAGCATATGCAGTCGCAGCCTCTTCTTTTACGTCCATTGATTGGCCCATATATTTTGTCGGGTTCCACAATTGCAAACCACTTGGATAACCTTTTTTAAATCCAAGTTCAGCAAAAGCTTTACCTATTTTTGTGCTGAGTTTAACACCGTGTAATGATACCCA